TATCTTACAATGTAAGAGTTATCTTACCATAAATACTATTATGCCACGTTTATCCTTATTCAAACCAGAAAAAGGCTTCGACTATAAGTTTATAGATCGTCAAGCCAGCGAAATGTTCCAAGTCGGGGGTACAGATGTCTACTTGCACAAGTATTTAGGCCCTAAAAATCCCACAGAAGGAACAGCAGATCAGCCTGTATATTCTACACAGAATGTTACAAACATTCAAGATTTGCTATTTTTAGAAAATCGAGATAGAGCATACGACCATCAGATCTACAGAATTCGTGGAATTTACAACGTACAAAATGTGGACTTTAATCTAAGTCAATTTGGCTTGTTTATTGATAACGATACATTGTACATGACAGTGCATATTAACGATTTTATCAAATATATTGGACGTAAACCACTAAGTGGCGATGTGATAGAGTTACCACACTTGCGTGATGACTTTGCTTTGAATGATTATGATGTGAGTTTGCCGCGTTATTATGTTATTGAAGATGTGGGCCGTGCTAGCGAAGGATTTAGTGCTACGTGGTATCCACATCTATACAGATTAAAAATTAAGAAGATTACCGATAGTCAGCAATTTGCCGATATATTTGATCAGTCGGCCAAAGATGCCAACGGTGATGCAGATCCTAGCGGTAAAACTCTACGCGATTTACTCAGTATGCATGGTAAAGAACTTGCTATTAATGATGCTATTGTTCAACAAGCAGAAATTGACGCTCCGCAAAGTGGCTACGAAACTAGACAATTTTATACTCTTGCTACAGACGATAAGGGACAACCTTTGTTGCAAACTGTTGACAGCACAAGTACTCTAGCTAGCAATGCTGGCACCACTACCAGTTCTAGTAGTGTTAATGCTGTTCCTCAACGTAGTGGCTACAACGGCTATCTACTGGGCAACGGATTTCCTAGCAACGGTTATGATTTTGGATTTGGCATACAATTTCCTACTAATCCGCAAGACAATGATTTCTTCTTGCGTGTAGATTTCCTACCTAACAGATTATTTAGATTTAGTAATGATCAAAGTTCTTGGATTGCTGTAGAAGATGCGCTACGTATGAACATGACTAATAACGACAGCAGAAGCACATTAAAAACTGGCTTCATTAATAATGATAATAATTACATTTATTTTGATGCAGTAACAGACGGTGGTTCGTACGTAACATTGTCAAAAGGCGATACAGTTATTGACACATTTATAAATTCAAGCATTACAGGTACATACCTAATGTTGAAATTAGAAACGACTCAATTGTCATTTACCGTTGCAGATTATCCGTCATTATTGACTTCGTATACCTACATTAATGATGCCGGACTTACAAGTTTGAAAACTCGAATTAATTTGCCTGTAGTTAATAGTGTACAACAAATTATTCCGTTTGACGGCCAATGGACAGTTACATTTTACAATACTCGAGAAGCTCAAAAACAAAGCCTTAGCAAGGCGCTTAGACCAAGGGCAGATTTATAATGGAATTTTTTTACGACGGACAAATAAGACGGTATCTGATACAGACTATACGTGTGTTTAGTAACTTTGTAGTCAAGTACGGTGACGGTACACTAGTACGAGTGCCGGTCATGTATGGCGATGCCGACAGACAAGTTGCTAGTATTATTCGTAATAATAGTGAAAATAAAGTCAACAGCGTTCCTAGAATCGCAGTTTATGTAGATGGACTTGCACTAGATAGAGATCGTTTAGCAGATTCTAGTTATATAGGCAAGGTAAATGTAAGAGAACGTGGTACACAAATTGATACAGTTCCTGGTAGTCCAACATATGGTGAAACTATATACAACGAATCACCGGGTCGAAACTATACTATCGAAAGATTAATGCCAACACCTTTCAAATTAAGTATGAAAGTTGATTTGTGGACTGCAAGTACTGAACAAAAATTACAACTTTTAGAACAGATTCTAGTCTTGTTTAATCCAAGCCTTGAACTACAAACAACTGACAATTATATCGATTGGACTAGTTTAACAGTATTAAATCTAAATGAAACTACGTGGTCCAGCAGAACTGTGCCAGTAGGAAATGATACTCCCATTGATATAACAACATTAAAAGTAGACACACCTGTGTGGCTAAGTCCGCCAGCTAAAGTTAAACATCTCGGAGTTATTACAAAGATTGTTACCAGCCTTTATAACTCTGCCGCAACTAATAGTACTACGTATGTAGACGGATTAGGATCCGATACTCCAACAACTACAACTTTTACCAACGTGCTTGATGTAGTTGTATCAACCGCTGGTCAAAACAGCATTGAAGTTATTGGATCTACTGTATTGTTGCTGAATCCAGCTGAAAGTGTCATGCCAAACGAACCTACTCCGGACCCTGCGCCAGTGCGTCAAGGACTACCACTTAACTGGCAAGAATTTTTATTAACTGCGGGCGGAAAATATGTTGCTGGCAGTAGCATGATATATCTACAACAACCGAATGGCAGTTATGTTGTTGGTACTTTTGCAATCAATGCTCTCGACGAAAGCAGATTAAGTGTTAATTGGAACCCAGATACATTAACTAGTAACACTGGTATTGATAGCACTGGTAAAATTGACAATGCCGTTGGATACAATGGTGCAGGCAGTTATAGACCTAACAGCACTGGCACGTTTGACGCCATTATTAATCCGTTAACTTATAATCCTGGATCAGTTACTACAGGAACCCGTTATTTGTTGGTCGACGACATAGGAAATATTAACAATGTTGTTCCTGCAACAGAATGGGGTTCACTAGTTGCACACGCTAACGATATTATAGAGTGGACTGGCTCTGCATGGCATGTGGTATTTTCACACAGTCAATATCCCAACACTATGGTATGGCAAACGAATATATACACTGGAGTTCAATACTTATGGAACGGAGTTTCCTGGGTCAAGAGCTTTGAAGGTGAATATAGGGCTGGCCAATGGAAAATAGTATTGTAAAAGAACCTATCGTTTGTAGCGGTGCATTGTTTTATGCAAAGACTACAGGCAGATTTTTGCTACTACAAAAAGCAGAAGGTAAACATGCCGGTACTTGGGGACTAGTAGGTGGCACAAACGTCACCGGTGAAACCCCATGGCAAGGTCTACAACGTGAAATTACTGAAGAAATAGGTAGCGTTCCTAAAATAATAAAAACCCTACCATTAGAAACTTTTGTTAGTAATGATAAGGTTTTTAATTTTCATACATATTTGTGTGTAATAGAAACTGAATTTGTTCCTATTCTAAGTGATGAACATTGCGCATGGGCCTGGAGTACCATAGACCGTGCTCCTAAGCCACTACATCAAGGTCTACGTAATAGTTTTAGTTCAAAAACTATTCGTAATAAACTACAAACAGTCTTTGATGTGGTAGATTTAATGTAATTTTGGCTTGTTTGCTTCACCGAATTTTTCTTCCATACCTGCTTCTTCTAATTCTTCCACGATATCGTCCAAGTCATCTTCTCCTACTTGTTCATTAATAGCTTCGGGTTCAAATTCAGTCGGTTCGTCAGTTTCTAAATCTACATCAAACTGCACAAATCGCAAATAGTGAAAGAAAAAGGCTTTTAGTTCTTCGATATCGTCAGCAGTCGCATCTGTAATTCCATTAAATTCTACAAATTCTTTTACAGCATCTGACATTAGTGCGGCTTTAATTTGCGGATAATACCAAGTAAAATTCTTAGCTTTTTTGTAAATTACATGTACATTATATTCGGCAAGATCTTCTTCATTTTCTATCTTTTCGTCAGGTCCAAAAAATTCAGCTTCCCATGCTGTAGAGATAACGTCTTTTTCTGCTAGGTCATCCCAATCTTTAATTTCTAATTTGTCTGTGTTCATGTGCTCTCCAGGGTTGCAGTTATTTAACTAGATCTAAAATAAGTATAGTATAAAATGGAGTTATACTTATGTTCTCGAGAATACAAGATTTAGATCGATACAAACTTGATTGTAAACGATTTAGCTTAGGAATACAAGGCCAATCGGATGATATTGCCAAACAAGGTCAGGAATTATTTGATAGTTTGCAAGTGGCTATAGAAGATTTTGACAATACCACTGCCGGACTTATTAAAAAAACTGAATCAGGTGCGCATTTGGACCACGTGGCGGCACAAGACCGTGTGCGCGAAGCTAAAATAGCAATGGAATCTTGGATGCTGACCTATGCTCCAAATACGCATGTAGAAGAAGTTACGCTAGATTCGGCTAAATAATAGCAATAAGCGGAGATTCTTAAATGACAACTCAAACACAATCCGGCGTAACTAACACTAACCAGATTAACCCAGGCTTTCCTATTGTAGGTGGCGACAACATTGGTGCTAACTTGATCATAAGATCCACTAGCAATAACGTCAAAGGTGCAGTAGTTTTTGACGAACCTACACCAAGTTATGGTTCGAATTCCGGAGCAATTCAAACACAAGGCGGCATTGGCGCACAGCACAACGTATCGGCTGGCGGTGCATTCATGCACATGCCCTACGGTTATTCAGTAAACAATGTATTGGTAGGTCCAACACTCGGTGGCGACTACAGAGGTTACTACGGACTAGTAGGTACTACTAGCGTATCCTGGTCAAACGGCGTTGTTTCAATGTCATTCCAATCACAGAACGCTCCTCCATTTATTGTAGGTCAATATATTACAGTAACAGGTGTAACTCCTACAGCATACAACGGCAGTTGGCAAGTTACAGCATGTTCAACTAGTAGCGTTAGCTGGGTTTATGGAACTAGCAGTCCTGGTGCATTAAGTGCCTACGGATACATGTACCAACAATGGAGCGGTGGTAACACTACTCCAACTATGACTATTAGTGCTCCGCAGTTGGCCAATGGTGTGCCAGCTCAAATTAACCCTATCATGAATAACGTAACATTAAACGTTATTGCGACAGTTAGTGGTACAGGTTCAGTAGCAACTATTCCATTTGCAACTCAGGCGCTTCCTCCGTTTGTTGTAGGTCAAATGATATATGTAAGTAACGTTACTCCAGTAGGTTATAACGGTTATTATACAGTAACAGCATGTACAACTTCGTCTGTTTCTTATTCAAATGCTACTACAGGCGCTGTAGGTTTTGTAACTGGTGCTGGTACTGTTAGCAGTGGTTATATTGTTGGTACTAACGTTATTAATCCCGGAACTGGATATTCTAATGTGCCAACAGTTTCAATATCAGATCCGGCGCCAAACCCAGCAAACACTATAAACTGGATAGCAGGTAACTTGCTTGCTCCTGGTGCAATTCCTCAAACATTTGCTACAACAAGTGCAAGCGGAACGGGAACAATTTCATCTACTAGTTCTACCAACTTGTCTGCTGTAGCTAGCGGTACTAGCGTAACTGTAGTTAGTACTTCGGGCTTTTATACTGGTCAACCAGTGACAATCGCCGGCTTAGGTGCTAGTGGTGCTGGTGGTTTGATTAACGGTACTTGGTACTTTATCAGTACGGGTTCTGGTGGTAGCTGTAACTTAGCTACTAGCTATCAAAATGCTGTATGGAACTTACCATTTACATTTACCAGTGCTACAGGTCTAAGTGCTACAATGTCGCCTCAATTGCCTGATAACATTAAAAACGGTTTTGTTACAATTGGATTCAGCAGTTTATCAGGAAGTATCAACCTTATTCCATTTTATCCAGGACAAACTATTACTATTCAAGGTACTACAAACTCTGGTACAGTGCCACAAGGTTATAACGGATCATGGCAGGTTGTATATTGTACAACAACTAGTGTTGTAATTGCTAGTAGTTTCCAAGGAAGTTTATCAATAAACGGTACTATAACAACCGCACAAAATAATGCAAACTCACTGTTTGTAAAAGTACAAGCAGGTTCTGGTATTTACAACTACTATCAAGTTAGTTATCCTGGCACACTAGGTACAAGTGCTCCAACTCATACATACGGTACTGCGATTCCAACCAACGGATCAGCTGGATTGACTTATATTGGTCAGACTGCTACCGCTTATGCAAGTATTGGTTATAGCGGAATGGTTACCCAGGGTGCTATCCATCAAGTAGGCTGTCTTACACAACTTATCGTTACCAATGCAGGCGCCGGTTATAATGCTCCTCCACAAATTATATTAAGCCGTCCAGATATTCCCGGTGGTCGTCAAGCTCTTGCAGTTTGTTCTATTGCGTCAAATGCTATTCAGTATATTACTATCGTTGACGCAGGATCTGGTTATTTGTATCCACCAAATGTTACATTCGTTAGCCAAGGCGGATCAGTTCCTACTACTGTAGCGGCTGCAACCGCAGTTATTGGTAATCCTGGCGAAAAGCCAATTGTTTCTACATTTGTACCGCCTGTGGCAACTGGTACCAGTGCCAACGTGTACAGTTTAGACTTTGGACTAACTGGACATAACGTAGTATTCTTAGCAACGGGTGTTAACTCAACATTCTACTTTGACAACTTGATTAGTAGCGGTGCTACTCCGTATTTAAAAGGGTTTCCATTAGGCCGTAGAATTATTCTTTATGTAAAGAATACACACAACTCAAGCATTACATTAACATTCAGTAACTTGACAGCTAACAACGCAGGCACCAGTACAAACACAGTTACATTGACTGCAAACAAAACTGCAAAATGCGAATTTATCGTATTGACACAGGGTAATGTGATTGTTCCTGGTACTAGCTATACTGCTGTTCAAAGTTATGCAGGCGGTAGTGCTAACGATGTATATGCTACATTTACATTGACCTAAGCTATCTCGCTTAAACAAAAACCCGCTAAGGCGGGTTTTTTGTTGATTAAAATTACTCAAGTATGAATCTTACAGCCACAAAAAAAGGATCTTTCGATCCTTTTCTTGTATAAGCGTATTGATTACGCTTGTGACTCAGTCCATGAAATACGACTGAAGATTGGGTTTGGATAACGTGTATCTAAGTTTGTAGCAAACACAGTAATAACGTCTGGTCCATCTGGGAACACACCGTCACCACCGTATACGCTGTTACCTAAGTCCTTAACAACTGTCATATCAGCACTTGTTGAAGTGAAGAATGTACCGCCTGAAGCGTTAGCATAGAAAGCTAAGATAATATCACCGCCAGTAACAACGTCACTTGGGTTGTGATAGATAACTTGACTTAATGAACCTGAGCCTACGCTGTTAGCTGTCCATAGTGCTGGTGTAAATGTAGCACTTGCACAGTTATACTTGACTGTTACCAAGAATGGTCCAGCGTTGTAAACGTCCATCTGATACAATTTAGCCTGCATACGTAGAACAACGTCACGTACACCAAAGTTACGAGCAAAACCGTTGCTTGAGCTTGGGCTTACACGCATACTGATTAATGGTGATGTTTGGTTAGGTTGTACAACCGCCGCTGTAGAACGTGGAGTTGTGAACACATATGAAATATCGCCGTCGAAACGACCGTCCATAATAGCTGACACACCCCAGTGTTGTACGTTTGGAGCAAGCATAACGTTAGTATTCCAAGCATTACTCAATGGGTTGTTACCGTTGTTGTAAGTATAGTGAATACTTGCAGTTGGGTTACCACGGTTAATTAGATAGAATGTTGATCCACCACCAACCGTTGCGTTAATATTAACATACACAGTTGTTCCTAGTAATCCAACGATACGAGCATTCAAGTAACCAAAGTTAGCATTGGCTTGGATAATCATACCAACAAATAGTTGAGCAATGATTGGAGCCGGTACGCTAGTAATTGCATTAGTACCTGAAGTTGTTGTACCAGCAAAACCAGTAGTGTTAACTGAAGCAACTGCTGTTGATTCACGATAGCAACCAGTCAATTGGTTTGCACCGATAATAACAGTTGGAACACCAGTATAACCATAGCCGCCTGCTGTAACAATGATCTGTGCTACTGCACCGTTAACAATAACTGCACGAGCTTGCGCACCAGCACCGTTTCCGCCAACGATATTAACTGGAGGAACGCTAGTATAACCAGCGCCACCAGATAGAACTGGAATGCTTGTTACGCTACCGCCTGAAGTAACTACAGTACCAATAGTACATACTGCTGTTAAGCCGCTTGGACCGGTAGCCCAAGGAGCCGCTGTACTAGAAGTTGCGTAAGGAACTGCTGTATTTTGGAAAACAGCATCTGGGTTACCAGTTGTATTAGCAGTTGTAGTAGCACTAACACCTGTGTAATAGAAGATTTCGCCGTCGATGTTAACTTCACCATTGAACGCCTGACCTGCTGTAGACGAGAATGGAATAAAATAACGACTTGCATCATACAAGCTGATAGAACCTGCTGTAGGACTTGCACCCATTGTAAATCCAGTTGCAGGAATCAAAGCTGTGATTGGACTACGTGCTGGAGCATTAACTGCTTCAAAACGACCCGGTAAGTTACCTGAGCGTTGGAACGCTAAGTATTCACGGTTACCGTGTTGTGTTTTGTGAGCATAAACAATGTCACCGTTGATTGTACGAGCACCCCAACGGATAAATCCTGCACCGTACCATGTGTAGTCGATGTAGATCATCTGGATCTTTGTTGCATCCAAGTTGTAGCCTGTTGGGCCTGTGCCATCAAATGTATCCAAGTTCCATTGGAATTGTGGTACACGTAATTCACGTACTTGATATTTCTTAACTGCGATATCTTCAGCAAACATCTTAGTTGTACCGTATACACTGATAACAGTACTTACTGATACGCTGTTAGCTGTTTGGTATGTCAATGTAGTTGCTGTTGGGAAACCAGTAATTGGCCACATGCCGTTTGCGTTGGTGTTTGTTGCACCGCTAACGAAAATACGTGAACCAAATACAATGTTTTGACTACTTGCTACACCAGTACTTGTGAAACCTTGTGTAGTTGTAAATGGTGTGTAAATTGTTACAGTATTGTTTGCAGTATTGATACTAGTTACAAATGATCCTAACGGAATGTTTGTGTTAGCTGTTGTTGTTACAAAACTACCAACTTGAACACCGTTAACGTTAGACAATGTAATAGTTGTCGAACCTTGAGCAGATGCGCTAGTTGTTTGAATTGTAATTGCATACAATGTTGTGTTTGGAGCAAATGTTAATGTAGCACCGTTAGAAACTGTTGTTGTAATACCGGTATTTAAAATAACACCAACACCAGCTACAGCTAAACCAGCTACAATACAGTTACCTGGGATACCAGTACCTGTAATAGTCATACCTGGAGTGATACCGTATGTGTTAGCTAGAGCAACAACGTTAGTTGTAGTTGTATACAAGGATGTTGTTGTGTATCCTGGAATTGAACCAATTAACAATGTTGCCGCTGTTGTTGTACCAACAACCGCTTGGTTAATATACAACTGAATAGTAATTGTAGCACCGACTGTACCTGAAACGTTAGTAAACGCACTAACCTGTGTACCGTTAGCAACAATACCTTGTGTCATTGTACCAGCAATAACGTTCATACCCGATGCTGGGCTGTTATAAAAGTCTACAACAGTGTTTGCCGCAGTTTGAGTTGTAACACCCTGTGTCAATGGAACAGTTGTTGAACCAAATACGTATGTATTTGCAACATAAGTGTTAGCTGGCAAGTTACCCGCACCACTAATAACAACCAACTGTCCTGGAACAATTGAAGTTGCTGAGTTAACTGTGATAGTTGTTGCATTTAACAAGGCAATACTTGCCAATGATGTACTAACTGTACGAGCAATTGTACCAGTAATCTGATAAGCACCAGTTACACCAATACCACCTACACCTGCTGTACCTGTACCAGCTACTGCTGTGAATGTAATTTGGCTAGTTGTTGTTGAAGCCGAAGTAGTTACTGTTTGAGTTGTACCGTTACCGCCAGTAATAAACGCAAATGGTAAACCTGCTGTACCTGAAGCCAACGCTGGGCTTGCTGGACGATAAGCTGGAGCAATATGCAACACGTTATCATTAACAACTTGTGATATTTCATAAACTGAACCACGGATGATAATCTTATCACCAGATTGTACTTGACGTGTATATTGTGCGTCAGTACCAATAACAATTGTTGAACCTGTACATACGTTGGTTGTACCACGTAAAATTGTAGTACCGTTACGACGAACTGCGTTTAAGAATGTACCATCATATTCAAAGAAGAATCCGTTTTGGTCATCAAACAATCCGCAACGAATAGCTGAACCTGTTGCATAACCAACTTCAACTGTGGCAATACCGCAACCTGGGTTAGTATCTGTCGGTGAACCAGCTAACTGGATACCAAATGAGCGTGGTGTTAATGTAACACGTGGATCAACTGTACCTGTGCAGTTATAGAATGGTAAATCTGTAGCGTTGGTAACAGCAATGTTACGTAGGTTAACTACAGCACCATATTGTAAACCGTGATCTTGATCACATGTTATAGTGGCCAAGTTACCTGAAACGGTAATCTTAGTAATATCTTGGTTAGGTTTAAATGTAGCACTTGTTGAGTACTGAATACCTTTACCAGCTTGGTAACGGAAATAACGACGTGTTTGACGTAGTGCTTGTGCGCCAACTACTGGATTACCAGCGAAAATACCAATGCCGCCGTCACCCGAACGTTGAATTTGATAACCTTCTGGGCGAGCATAAACTACTGTTGTGTTTTGCAGTACTGCTGAACTAGCTTGGCTAGCTGTAATACCACTGTAAACGTTGTAGGTAAAGCTATATGGTGTTGGTGTTGACTGAATATACCATGGGCCGTTACCTGCTGTTAGGATCAAGTTACCAACATAGATAGGAGCACCCGGTACCATGTTGTGGTTACTGTAGCAAGTAACTGTAACTGTACGACCGTCTGAGCCTGTAGTAATAGAACTTACAGGAATAACTGATCCAATACCGTAACCTGCGGCATAGTATCCGCCTACGAATAAGCTAGTTCCAGCTTTTTGTAGTTGGTTTGTGTTAAATTGTTGGTTAACCTTAGGGAAATAAGCAAAAGCCGCTTGAGTCTGGTTAATATATGCAACAACGAATGTACCATCGCAGTATGGTTCGTTCAATGTATCTTGAGCCAACAATGGTTGGCCGGCTGTTAAGTTAATACCAGCTGGTGTCAAGTTGTTAGATACTTGGAATGCCACATAACTTGGGTTAGTAACTGTACCTGGAACTGCACCAATAACAACAACTTGTGGCGTATATGTACCGTTAGTTGCTGTGATAGGGAATGTAAATTGTGTTGTACTTGAGCTAGCAACTGGATAACGGAATTGACTGAACACTAGTGTTGTGTTGGCAGCTGGTTCAACGATGTAAACATATGATCCAATGTATGGTGCGATTGGCAAGTTCAAGCTACTGATAGTACCAACGTTACTTGAAACTGTAACGCTTGGGTTAATCAAGCTATAACCAGCACCACCAAATGTTGCGTTCAATACAGAGTTACTTGTACTTGTATAAACTGATGCATTCCAGTTTTGTGACTGGAAGAATTCCCACTTAGTTGGTTGGAATGAGTACTCAAAGTCCGTGTCAATCAATGACTGTGGCATCGAAACACGCATTTTGTTTGTAGGATCTAGTTGAGTTTCTGCTGGAAGGAAACGCTCTTCGTATTCGTCGATCATTACCTGTAGCTTGTCGTTAGCACTGAAAGCGATGGTATTTGTGTTATAAGAAAGAACGATTGTTGTTGTTCCTGCTGATCCGCCCCATGTAGTTTGTCCTGCCAATGCTGTGTAGCTAGAGGCTTTCAGAGTTGGGTCTGAAAAGTTATATAGGACTGTGTTGTTTGTGACATCAGTGATCAGAATCAATCTTTCTCTTGGTATGTATCGTGGAATTACGATAGTGGCTGAAGAAGGAGT